TTAGAGGCAAGTCTTCCAGCTTCATCCGCAACATTACCAAGTCTTGCTGCCATGTCTTCCCAAGGTACACCCAAAAGACGGAAGGCAGTAACAGTAGCCTCACCAAACTTATCTTCTAAATCAGCTACTAACGCTAGGTGGTCCTCTGCTTTAGCCCTAGCAGCTTCCGCAGCTTCAGCTTGAGAATCAATTACCATTACGGTCTGTTCTCTTATGTCTTTAATGTTCTGCAATTCCCAAGCAGTACGCTTTGCAGCTTCAAGTTCCTTTTCAGCAGCTTTAACAGCAGCCTCAGCATCTTCGGGACTCAATCGAAAAAATGCACCTATATCAATACCAGCACCAGCAGCCATACCTGTCTGAGCGGCTATAGTGTTAAGGAGATTTTCTCTGGCCTCTTTTAGTTTTTCTTCTGCTACCTTAATAGAGTCAGAAAGTCCCAACTGGAAGGTATTTTCAAACCCACTTTGCAGTAGCCTAAGGTCGCCTTCCATACCTTTTACTTCTTCACGGGCAGACTTTAATGCTTCCTCAAACCCTTTTGTGGATTCGGCAGCCTTGTCCGTTTTACCCCTAGCAGCAAGAAAGATCATACCAAGGCTAGCAACAATAGGGATACCAATGCCAAGGGCTGCACTGAGACCAACTGCTGCTGCGGCTGTTATGCCAAGTTTACCTGCCATTAGTGGTAAGAAACCTACCATCTGTGTAGCTTGTTGACTGAAGGCCACCAAGGCACTTTGACCACCTTGTACCTGAACAATAAAGTCACCTATCTGATAACCAGCTTGTTGGGTTACAACACCCATACTACTCATACGGTTTCGGCCTTGCTGTAGACCTGCACTGACTTGGTTTAGGCTTTGCTTGTACTGCATCTGAACAGCAGCAGCTTCCCGCATAGTCATGTTGTCATTAGCTACTTCAGTACGGAGCGTCTTCTTTAGCTGTAGTAGTTTTTGTTCTGCTGCATAAACGGCATCTGAAGCCATACGGTATCTGTGTACTTGGGCGGTGTTTGCTTCAGTAGCTACACGTTGAGCGTTAAGGGCGTCCCTATTAGCCTTCAGGATGGCAGTACGTCTTTGGTCCTCTTGGGTAGCTTCTCTACGGGCTTGGGTATAAGCCTTTGTAGCTTGCTTATCAGCCTCTATAGCAGCTTTAGATTTAGCTTGGTCTGCTGTAGCTTTAATCAAGCCTTTACTGTATTGGTCAACAGCAGTCTTAGCTTTCTGCCAGCTTGGGAATAGGCTGTCCACACCCCTACGAAGCTCTTTCAAACCTGTGGAATACTGGTCACCACTAATACGGCCTTTAGATAAATCTTTAGAAAGGCGTTTAACGCCGCTTTCCATTTTGTTAAGGCTGTTAGTAGTGGATATAATATCCTTTTGCCCCACAACCTTTACGAAGATTTGGATATCGTCAGCCATTTGCAGTCCTCATGTAAACCCCGTCCAATTCCCTTATGAGATTAACCTCTTTAGGGGATATAGGACTTTCAGTTAATTCTTTGTAGTCTTTTATGTCTCGGTAACTTATCGGGTTTGGTCCTGAGAAACCTTGGCTTCTACAGTTGTTCAAAGCAATAAAGGCAGACCAGACATTAGCCAGAATGTTAGGAAACTCTGTAGGAGGCTCCAATTCTTTCAAGCTGTGTCCGACCTGCCTTTCTACTGACTCTAGGTGTTCTCTCTTGGTAGTACCACTAGCGTCTGGTATGTTAAGTAGGAACTGGTGTTCAGCCCACTCAAGTAAATCAGATGCTAGACTTGAGTAAAAACCTCAGTCTCAGCTACCTCGTCCTCAATCTGTTCTTTAATCCAGAATACATCTTGGTATAGCTTCTTAGCAGCCTCTACACTAAACTTAGGTTGTTCACCACCGAATGTGATGTTCCAATCCTTAGTGGTCTTAGCAAGCATCTTAATGGAGGCCGCTTCAAGCTCTTCTGCTGTAATGGCTGTGTTCTTGTTGCCTTTAGTTTGCATCTGCTTTAGGCGCATGTTAGTCTGTTCGTGTACAGCAGCCTTGTACTCTTTAGTGTGAGGTGCATATACAGTGATAGTCATTTCACTACCATCTTCGTTAGTCAGAGGCTCTAGCGTACTAGGGTGCTTAACTACAACATCAATGGTGTCAATGGTCGGGATAAAATTCATTAGGTCCATGTCGGGATTTCCTTAGTTTGATTGTGTCGGGTAATAATTTAGCAGGCTGGAACCTAACCCGACGATAAGCCCCAGCCCTGTCCTCTTACGAGGGTCTCTTAAGCAGAGGTGTCGGGACGGGAGATAATCAGGTTAGAATCTTCTGTGGCGTCATAGAGAGCTACGAAAGGAAGGGTGATTACTCGTGAGCCTGTTGCACCATCTACAGGTACGTCAGCACCGTTGATCTTGATACGAGGGAATGTGAAGGTGTACTGGTTGTTGCCTGTAGGATCGTTTACGTTGACAATCAGTTCACTCTCGACTTCATTGATGAAGCGGTTAATCAAGGAGGCATCTTCAAAGTATGCAGTGAATGTACCTTCTACTGTAGCCATACCGAACTCAAGCTGTGGTGTAGATTCACTACCAACAACAAAGGTGGGGGCAATGCCGTTATCAATGGTGAAGTCAATAGAGGTCACAATAGCTGCTGTAGTTGCAGAGGCTACGTCACCGATAGCAAGGACACCAGAGTAAGCATCAAAAGGTTGTGCACCTGAAGCAGCAACAACAGTTTTACCTGTACCACTAATAGTCATGTCCTTACCCATCATGGAGAAGGTAGCAGTGACCATTTGGTTAGGGGCAATAGAGATGGCTAGGGAGCTTACAGCCATACCTGTGAACAGGCGGTACTGAGCAATGTCATTAGCAGCATCTTCAATAGAGAAGTATTTAGGTGTAACACCAGTCTTGAGTACATCAGGTGCAGCTACAGGTGTAGCATCCCAAACACCGAACATGGCACTCTCAAGGAAAGGATCAAGATCACTGTCACGAAGGTCAACTACAATGTCACCACCGACTTGACGGTTACCATGACGGTCTACACGAAGCATACGGTCAGGTTGGATTTCATTACCTTGAACACGATCTTTAGTCAGGTTAAGGCTGTTAGTATTCTGTGGGATTGCTGTAAAGTCACCAGTGGGGGTAGTCCCGAAAGTGCTTTCTACGATGTAGCTAAGACCGCTACGGCTATTCTGTGCAAAGGCCATTTAGGCTATCTCCTGCTAGTTATAAATATACCACGAAATTACAACGGGTATTCTGTAGAAGGCACCTTCTTGAGTGCCAAGTTCTCGTTCTGCATATTGAATGGTTAATGAAGTACCATCTACAGTGAGGTCGTTAGGTGCATCGAAAGTATCAATTATTGTGTTAGCAAGATCATCAGCTACAGAAGGTCCAGTACCCTCAGGGCAATAAACATCTACTACAAAGATACCTTGGTAATACATCTGAGGGTTAAGACCTCGTACAGAAGGCTCTCTGCGGGTAGGTGCAAACCTAGCCTTTAGATAACTTGTGCCTGTAGTTGGTGTGTAGGTGACATTCTCCCAAGCAATCTCAGGGACGTCAGTGATACCAGCCAAGGTGGTTTCTAATACTTTACGAATGTCGTCATATACAGAAGCCATTATCTAAACCTATTCTTGACACGTTGGATGGTCAGGTATTTATTATCTACGATTTTAGCATGAGGCGCTCTGTTCGTAAGGACTGCACCACCATCTTCTATAATCTCCTTAGAAAACCTTACCGCGTCACTTGTAATGTTAGCCCTAGCACTCTGACGTTCACCCTCTTTGTTATTTGACTCATTAGCACGAGTACCAGCAGCCATATCAGATAAGTAGGGGGATGACCTTGATCTACCAGCACCGGAACCAATAGGACGCAAAGACCAAGAGTTTACAAATTGACCAGAGTAGACAGGAGATATTTCTACAGCGTAATTACCCAAGCTAACCAGTTTCTCTTGTACCGTGTCACCTACGAGTTGTTCTAGTTTAGACATCTTCTTCTGGAAGCTAGGGCTAATGGTAACCTGAGTAACCATGCAATTATTCCCTCACTTGGCAGATATAACAGGTTAATGTATCAGCAGAGTAAATCTTAGACACACTAACGATCTTAACCTTGTCACCTACACCTACAACAATATCATCAGCATCAGGTTCAGGTAGGGTAACACCACTTGTATCTACACTAGGAAACACTGCCTTACGGTCACCCATTACAACACTGTCGTTATTGATCTCACTAAGTTCGTATTCAGCGAAGTAAGCCTTAACCGTGTAGTTAGTAGAAGTGTTAGTGCCTACGGAACCTGTAGCTGGATCATAGGCTGCATAAGAGTTTTTCTGTAGTGTAGCAGTCCTACCA